CTGCCCTTAATGCTGCCGCAGAAGCCCTTGCATATGTCATTGTAGCTAACGTAGCTGCTATCCCTGCTTCACCTGTTAATGGTGACGCAGTACGTGTTACCGACTCTACAGGTATCCAAAGCTTTACCCCCTTGACTGGCCTTCCTGTCGGGTTTATTGGTGATGCTGGTCTGACTGTGGAGATCTACTACAGTAGCTCAAGCTCTACTTGGGTGTGGGTACGTTACTACGCGACTGATGCTGATGCTCGTTACCTTAAGCTTACTGGGGGCACCCTTACTGGCCAACTAAGGGCTGACGATAGCACTTCTGTTGCAGCTCCTGTTTACTCCTTTGATGGTGATACTAATACTGGTATTGCTCATACAGGTGTAGATGAACTAGCACTTGTTACTGGTGGTACTGCACGACTGACAGTCGATCCATCAGGTGCTATTAATGTAACTAATTCCTTGTCGGTTGGTGCTAATGCCGTACTCAATACGAGTAATATCGGTAGTACCGTCCAGGCATATGATTCGACGATTCTTAAGTCTGCTGATATTGGTACAACTGTTCAAGGTTACGACGCTGACACCGTTAAAACCGACGTTCTCCCAACGTTTACTGTTGCAACTCGTACAACTGAACGGACCATTACATCTGGTGCATTTGATCTGGCTACTGGCAACCTGTGGACCTGTGGAGCCATCACGGTCCCTAACCCCACCAACGCTGTAGCCGGTCAGACCGGGGCTATCCGCATCACCGCTGGTCCTGTGGTGTGGTCAGCCAACTTCAAGTTCCCTGGGGGCACAGCACCGACCATTGCGACGTTCCCAGCGGTCATCCCGTACTACGTCTCGGGTAGTTCAACCATCCTGATGGGCAATGCTGTTGCGGGGATTGCGTGATGAATAACGGAGAACAGTTCTTTAATACGGCAGCGGGTGGCTACAGCATCTCACGGTCGCTCCGTTTCAACAGTAGTGACAGTGCCTACTTGTCCCGCACCCCCGCATCAGCCGGCAACCGCAAGACGTGGACCTGGGCGGGGTGGGTGAAGAATTGCCTTGGGCCAACCCCATACAATGCCACGCTCTTGTTTGCTCGGAATGGAGCAGGCACTGGTGTTGGTGAGATGTTTTGGGTCGCGATCAACTGTGTTTTTACAGCTGGTGGCTATCAGCTTGCTGCAGGGGACGGTGCTTCCAACTATCTTGTCTCTACTGCCTTATTCAGGGATCCTTCCAGCTGGTATCACATTGTCTGTGCCTATGACTCAACGCAGGCGACTGCCGATAATAGGCTTCGGATGTATGTAAACGGAGTAGAGATTACGACGTGGAGCACAAACAATAGATCCAACATCACTTTAAATAGTGACAGCGTTGTAAGCCGTGCGTCTGTTCAGCACGAAATTGGCTCTCGATCAGCCATTTATTCAGATTGCTATTTGGCTGATGTACATCTGGTGGACGGCCAAGCCCTAGACCCCACCAGCTTCGGCGAGTTCTCCGCGACCACCGGCGTGTGGGTGCCCAAGGCGTACACCGGCACCTACGGCACCAACGGGTTCAAGCTCGACTTCGCGGACAACAGTGCAGCAACCGCAGCGGCATTAGGGAAGGACACTAGTGGCAACGGGAACAACTGGACGCCGAACAACCTTATTGCCGGTCCGACGACCGTTAGCAACAGCTGGAGTGGTTACTTCGATGGGACGGGAGACTATTTAAGTATTCCCGACAACACGGCGCTGGGAGGCTTTGCCGACTTCACGATTGAGTTCTGGGCCTTTTTTGACTCTATCCCAAATAATAGTGTTGTACTCACGAAAGGCTGGGTCAACGGAGCCTATGCCCCCTATCTAGTATTGATCGACAGCGGCGCCCTTGGCTTCTACGCCGCCTCAGGCACAACCAGCTGGAACATTGCACAGCTAAATATTATTCCCTCTATTGCCTTGAAGCAATGGTATCACGTAGCCATCACGCGATCCGGCAGTAGCATCAGGACCTTTGCAAATGGCAATCTTATCGCGACAGCTACCAACAGCACTGCTACTTCAGCAAATGCTTCGGCCTTAACAATTGGCGCAGCGGCAAACGGAACCGGTGGTTTTAACGGCTATCTCAGTAACGTTCGCATCGTCAAGGGAACTGCTGTCTACACTGCTGCGTTCACACCGCCTAGCGCTCCACTTACGGCAATAACCAACACTTCTTTGCTGGCACTGCAAAGCTCTACCTTTGTAGACAACAGCGCCAACACGTTCGCAATCACAGCGAGCGGGAATGCGAGGGTGTCTGTAACGAGTCCATTTGAGGAGTTCCTGGATACCGACAGCCTCGTAGACGTTCCCGTCAACGGCAGCGAGGTAGATTCTGGGCTCGGTGGGCAGGTGAAGGGGAATTATGCGACGTGGAATCCGTTGCTGATGAACTCGCTCTACATGACTGCGCGTAACGGAAACTTAGAAGCTACTTGCCAGAACAGCAACTACAACCCTGCTGCACTCAATATCCATGTTCGTGTTGGCGGGTCTGGGAAGTGGTATTGCGAGTTTTTATTTTCAGCGACTCCTCAGAATGATTTCATGGGCTTTGGCTTAGCTGCTGAAACCAGCTCGATCTTTGGGACCAATCAGATTCCCGGATCGCTTTATATGCCCAATGGCCAGAAGTCGATTAACGGCACCAAAACAACCTACGGAAGCTCTTATGTTGCTGGTGACATCATTGGCGTAACATTAGACGAGGCAACGGGTTCATTGACTTGCTATAAGAACGGCGTAAGTCAAGGTTTGTTGGCAACGCTGACCACTGGCTCGTATCAGTTCATTGGCGTGAATTACGGCATAGGCACGGTGATGACAGTTAACGCCGGCCAACGCCCCTTCGCCTACACCGCCCCCAGCGGCTTCAAGGCGCTCTGTACGGCTAATCTCCCGGCGCCAGTAGTCACAAAGGCTAGTGACTTGTTCGATGTGAAGCTCTACACGGGCAATGGCAGCACCCAGACGATCTCGGGGCTGGGCTTCTCACCGGATCTGGTGTGGATTAAAGCAAGGAATACCACCAACGCTCATCAAATCTTTGACACCGTTCGGGGGGCTTCGATTGGCCTTTCCTCTAACACGACAGACGCAGACAGCAATAACGCTCCTTACGGCCTAACAAGTTTCGGTGCGTCCTCCTTTAATGTCAACGACATCTCCAATGGTGGCTATGGCGTAAACGGATCATCGCTTAGCCAGGTTTACGCCGCCTGGGCCTGGGACGCCGGGAATACAACAGTCACGAACACACAAGGCTCCATCTCTAGTCAGGTGCGGGCTAATGTGACGGCGGGGTTCAGCGTGGTCACTTATACGGGGACGGGTGCTAACGCGACGGTGGGGCATGGGCTAGGTGTTGCGCCGCAATTGATCATTACTAAGTGTCGCGGCGCTGCCTCTGACTGGGGCGTGTACCACGCTTCCGTAGGCGCAACTGCCTATCTCAGGCTTAATTTAACAAACGCCTCAAGCACCGGCGCTGGGCCGTGGAATAATACGGCGCCTACAAGCACTGTTTTTAGTATTGGTACAAACGCTGCAACTAACACAGCAAACACGATGGTCGCCTACTGCTTCGCCCCAGTAGCCGGGTACTCTTCTTTTGGCAGCTACACCGGCAATGGCAGCGCGGATGGTCCGTTTGTGTTCTGTGGCTTCCGCCCAAGGTGGATTCTAATCAAAGCAAGCTCATCGGTCAGCTACGGGAACTGGGTTTTGCATGACACTGCACGATCATCTTCTAATGTGTCTGACAAAAACCTTTACGCCAACTTATCGAACAGCGAAGATAGCACTTACTCGATAGACGTCTTAAGCAACGGCTTCAAGCTTCGTAGCGCTGCTTTCGATGGAACCAATGGTTCTGGCGCCACCTATGTATATTGCGCCTTCGCCGAATCGCCCTTTGCCGCCAACAACCGCGCCCGCTAATAACTACTATGTTTTTACTTAACGGAACCCCGCTCTCACCAGACCGGGCTTTTACAACTGAAGATGGAACCCAGTTCCCTGCAAATTGGCTGAGATTATCCAGTCCTGAAGAGCGTGAGGCAATCGGCATCACCGAAGAACCTGACCCCATTTCCGTAGATCAACGCTTCTACTGGGATACGGGCATTCCTAAGGACCACGCTCAACTTGTTGAACAGTGGGTTGCACAAGTCAAACAAACCGCTGGCTCCCTTCTTTCTCAAACTGACTGGTACATCACTCGTCAATCTGAGACAGGCCTAGAAGCTCCTCAGAGCGTTCTTGACCGTCGTTCCTACATTCGCTATCTAAGCAACAACAAAGAGGCCTTCGTGGAGGCCACAGAGACCACTGATGAGCTTGCTGCTTATGTAACTGGTCCTGATTTTAATGTTTGGGAAGAAGTGGTCGTTGAAGAAGAGGACGAACCGCTCACCGAAATAACCGATGAGGTTTAACCATCATGCTTACTATCTTTGGGGTCAAGGTTTCTTATGAGACCTTGGCCTTTTTCATTCTCTTTATTGCTTCTGAGTACCTTGGTCTGACTAAGAAGCGTCGCTCTAACAGCGTTACTCAGGCCATCTCTATGACAGCTGCTTACTTCAGTAAGACCCGCACTGAAGACGATAAGGTACGTCGCCTGCGTCGGGCATTTACTAAGGAGTAGACCAATGGTTCTACTACCAGTCAAGCAATACTACGCCCAGACGGACTCTGCCACAGCTCACGGCGACAGGATGTGTTTCTCATCGACATGTGCGATGGCCATCAAGTATCTCCGCCCTGAAGCTCTACTCGGCAGTAACGCTGATGATGATTACCTCCGTACCGTATTGAAGTACGGGGACACAACTGAATACACGGCTCACATCAAAGCTTGTAAGGACTACGGTGTCACCGCTACCTTCTACAAGAACGGCACCAAACAAGCCCTTCTAAGCGAACTGAAGAACGGTTACCCCGCAGCCACAGGCATCCTCCATCGAGGCCACGCCTCTGCTCCTCGTGGTGGTGGCCACTGGATGCTGCTCATTGGTGACGAAGGTGGTAAGGGAGTCTTCCACGATCCATACGGTGAGATGGATAACGTCAACGGTGGATACGTTAAAATTGGATCAGGTGGTCAAGGAGTGAAGTACTCCTGGGTTAACTGGCTAAAGCGTTGGGAAGTAGAAGGCGCCCGCACTGGCTGGTTTATGACCTTCCGTAGCACCATTACTCCACCTCCCAGGGTAACCATTACCAACACTTGGGACGGTGTTGTAGCCGCTGCTAAAGCTGCTGGAGCTAAGTTCCCAGAGGTAGTAGCAGCACAGTGGGCACTGGAAAGTGGGTACGGTAAACATACCAGTGGTAAAAATAACTACTTTGGTCTTAAAGGTGAGGGTTCTGATCGTGAAACCAAAGAGTTTATCAATGGTCAGTGGATCAGTATTGTTGACGGCTTTATTGACTTTCCCGACCTTCAAACTTGTGTTACCTATCTTGTAGACCGTTGGTACCGTGATTATCAACGCTTTAAAGGCGTTAATCGTGCAGGATCTCCAGAAGAATGTGCACGGCTTCTTGTTGCTGAAGATTACGCCACCGATCCTCAGTATTCTGATAAATTAATCCGATTAATGAGGGACAATGTCTAGCACTACTCACAATATTACACCTGGCAGGTATGAACGTCAACTACCTGCAGCAACAAAAGTTCACTTTAAAAGTTCAGCTAATAGCACCAATGCTACTTCTGTAAAGAATAGTTCTGGTGCTATTTTTAATATGATCATCCATAACACCCATAGTGGTGGTGGTAGTGGTGGTTCTGCAATTGCATTTCGATTGTATGATAAAGCTACAGCACCAGTTGTTGGTACAGATGTGCCCATGATTGTCATTCATGTTTCAGCTAACTCATCTAAAGAAATTAACTTTACTAGTGGTATCACGTTTACTAACGGTATTGCATATTCACTTACTGATGGTGATGCCTTGTTAGACGCTACTGCTGTATCTGCAGATGGTGTACAGGTTTACATTGGGTACATGTGATGATTGAGGCTGCTGTTACAGGAGTAATCTCCCTTGTTATTGGCGTTAGTGGTGGTGTTATGGCCATTAGTTCACGTTCTAATTCACGCATGGATCAAATCGACAAACGTATTGACGGTGTTGAATTGCGCCTTGCTGAAAAATACGTACCGAGACAGGAACTAGCTAACGCCTTACAGAAGATGGAGGATCACATGATCCGTATTGAGAACAAGCTGGACCAAATTGTACTAAGAAATGGCTAACAAAAAAGCAACTGAGGACATGTTTAACGAGTTGCATAACATGGTAACTCAAGAACTACTCAACCGTATTAAATCTGGTGAAGCTAGCACACAAGATCTAAAAGCAGCTTGTGATTGGCTTGCTAAGAATGACATCTCAGGGGTTGCTTTTGATGGCAGCCCTCTTGATAAACTGGCTACTATACTACCTAAAGTAGATCCAGAACTTGTACAGAAGAGGCTTTATGGCAAGTCGTACGTCTGACTACTACAAAAAGAATCCTAAGGCTCGTCAAAAACGACTGAAGCAACAAGCTCGTTACAACAGACAATCTTTACAAATTGACAAACGTGTTGAACTTAATCGTGAGAATCACAAACGTGGCACCTATGGTAACGGTGATGACATGGATGTATCACACAAAAAAGATGGTTCAACAGTACTTGAAAAAGCATCTAAAAATCGAGCAAGAAATCGGTCTAGGAAATGACTCCCCTGCTGCCGTCACCTGATCATTACCTCCACAACCTAATAACGATGACAAGTCCCGAAGCGAAACGCCTTTGGAGGCGTGCCATTAAAGAACACTTCAACTGTCAATGTGTCTACTGTGGAAATCATTATGAATTACATGAACTTACTCTTGATCACGTTCGCCCTCGTTGTCTTGGAGGGCAAGACCTTACATCAAATCTTGTACCCTCATGTTGGGAGTGTAATCAGGCTAAAGGTAGCAACAACTGGCTTACGTGGATGCGTAACACCTTTGGGATAACACCTAGAGAACATCTTATTTTACAACACATACAATAATGGCTAGCAAAGAAGAAAGCCTATTTTTTAGAAACGTTGAGCAGTGGTTGAAAGATAATCCTGGTAAATCTCTTGCTGAATGGCGTAAAGAAGTAGGATACAATGGTCCTGCACTTAAAAAAAGAGGCCGGGCTGGCGAGACTCGAATATCTTACAAAGGTAAGAGTGCTGATGCTGCTGTTATTCGTACTGCAAATGAAATAATGCAGCGAGCTGGTGCAGATGCTTACGGCAAAGGTATTGTAGCAGCAAAAGGATCTGGATTAGAAGAGCACCACAAACGAGTTATTTCAGTATATCAACCATTTTTTGAAGGGCTAAACAATAAAGAAAAGAAAGAACTAGCCCAGTGGTTTGTTGATGAAGGCGCTCCTCTTGGTAATGTAGAACAAAATCTTGTAGCACTTAACAAAGCAGAACATAAAGGCATTCACGATTGGATGAAAACTAACTTCATTCAATCAACAGGTAAACCTCTTCTTAATTTTAAAGATGTACCTCTTAATGAGCGGTTACCTGCAGCTTTAATGTTCCTTGAAAACGTGCAACCAGCTATTGATGAACAACTTTCATTGATTCAAAAAGGTGGTACAGTTAAATTTAAACCATCTGGATCAGTGTTACCTCTTGTTGGTCTTGGTGCTGGTGTCCTGAGTGCTGGTCAGGCATTTGCTGCAGGCGATACCCGAGAAGGCGTTGCTAGACTACTAGAAACAGGTGCAGGTGAAGTGCCTGTTATTGGTGATGTAGTGCAACCTGAAGGTGTTGCTGGTGGTACTTTTGAAGATGTAGAGCGTAGAACTGCTGAAGGAATACGTGCTAGAGAACTACAACAACGAGCAGCTGAAGCACGCCAACGCGGAGGTAAGTTATCCTTTGGTGTTGGCGGTGCAAGGTTCGCACTTCCTGAGTTTGGGCTATCTGAACTGATGGGAATTAATTAGAACACACGGAGAGGTGCCTACAAGCCCCTACAAGGCGCCTCTCCCCTTACTTAGGTATATTCTACCACATGATTAATAACAAGACTGCTAGAGGCGATTCTACACTTGATCTATTAAAAAGTGATTTTAAGATCTTTCTTCAAGCACTATGGTCTCAACTAGATCTACCCTCACCTACCCGTGCTCAATACGCTATTGCTGATTACCTACAGCATGGACCAAAGCGACTGCAGATCCAAGCCTTCCGAGGAGTCGGTAAATCTTGGATTACTGGAGCGTTTGTGTTGTGGACACTCTTCAATAACCCAGAAAAGAAGATCATGATCATCTCCGCTTCCAAAGAGCGAGCAGATAACATGTCCATCTTCCTTCAGAAGCTGATCATTGAAACACCTTGGTTGTCGCATTTAAGACCAAAAAGTGATGATGCTCGGTGGTCACGTATTAGTTTTGATGTTGCCTGTAGTCCTCACCAAGCACCTTCCGTTAAATCAGTTGGTATTACTGGTCAGTTGACTGGTAGTCGTGCAGACTTGATGATTCTAGACGATATTGAGGTTCCAGGCAACTCAATGTCTGAAATGATGCGAGAGCGACTATTGCAACTATGTACAGAAGCTGAGTCAATCCTTACACCAAAAAAAGATAGTCGTATTATGTACCTTGGTACACCTCAGACTACTTTTACTATCTACCGTAAACTAGCCGAACGTAACTACAAACCTTTTGTTTGGCCAGCACGTTACCCACGTAAGCTATCTAACTACGAAGGACTTCTAGCACCTCAAGTACAGGAAGACATCGAAGGTGGTATTGAAGCATGGAGTGTAACAGATCCAGATCGTTTCTCTAACGATGACCTGTTAGAACGGGAAGCAGCTATGGGTCGTAGCAACTTTATGTTGCAATTTATGCTGGATACTAGTCTTAGTGATGCTGAGAAGTTTCCACTTAAAATGCAAGACCTGATTATTACAGCAGTCAATCCTAAAGAATGCCCTGATGCTGTTGTCTGGTGCTCAGATCCTAGTAATGTAATTAAAGACCTACCTACTGTTGGCTTACCTGGTGATTATTTCTACTCACCAATGGTTATGCAAGGTGAGTGGTTACCATATACTGAAACTATTTGTTCAGTAGACCCATCTGGTAGAGGTACAGACGAAACAGCAGCTTCTTTCCTATCCCAACGTAATGGTTTTATCTATCTTCATGAGATACGTGCTTATCAAG